TTCCCCAATCTACACCATCACTTTTCTGTGCTTTCTTTCTGCTTGCTTTATATTCTGGGAATATATCTTTCCGCCAGTAGTTACCAGTGTCATAGCACAAAACTATTTCACCATACTTGTCTTTGAATTGATTATTAAATCGGCTAATACCAAGCAAAGTTGCTTTGCGGATATCATCTTCGGTTACATTGACCAACTCATTTTTCTTGTACATAGAAAAGAGGGTTGCAATCATTGTTTGGTTTGTATCTAGTAAAATCATAATTTATAGTATGACATAAAAAATCAATTTGTCAAGACAATTTTCTGAAAACAAATACAGGTTCATACTTCATATACTTGCCATTTACTTTGCAGAAGTTTTTGCACATTGGAACGCCATTCTCGTCCAATCTATTTTGGCCGGGCATTGACTCCATCGCCATTTTAAGTGTATAGCAATATTCCATTCCTAAAGATTCGAGGATATCTCTTGAATCTTGTTCAAGTGGTAAGAAGTTTTTACCTATCTTTAAGTCGGCTATGTTCCATAGCAAATACCTGTCTGGTTTTAAATATTCAACACAAGTTTCTAGTGTTCCTCTGAGGAATCCATCTCTCCAAGATTCGTAGGATGACCCATATTTTTTGTACGACTGAGTTTTGTCTTCGCTATACGCCTCTCTGTTGAAATAAGGTGGTGAAGTAAAGATAAGGTCGAGTTTTCCTCTGTACTGTTGAAATTCTGGGTGTTTTCCGATTTCCTCTGACCCTTCTTTGAAAATATGGTAAGTATTCGTTTCGGAAAAGATTGGATTTCCACGATAAGTTTTGGTATTGTAAAAATCTGCGAGATAAGCATACTTGTTGTCACCACCATCATCACTAAAATTGTCAGTATTGGGGTCAGTACCAATATAATGAATCCTGCGGTCATCCCTAACAGCCATAGCACCAAGTATACGACCACCCCAACCAGCCGATGGGTCATAGATGTTAATAACTTCTTGGTCTTTGAAATCTTCGGTGAATCTTTCATATAAGTATTTAGCAGTCATCGATGGGAAATTAACGGCTACTTGGATATATCCTATGCGAAAAGACGAAAATCCTCTTGGAAACATCTTTTTGTCTTTTTTATACACACGAATGTTGTATGCTTTGTTGTCACCCATATTATCTATATCGAATGTAGAATGATTGCGATACTCCAACCATCCTTTTTCTTTATAATCCAATACTTGTTGTCTAGATAACTGAAGAATATCAGATTGTTCTACCTGATAATATCCACTGTTTACACCTTCCCGCATCTTAGTTTCTTCAAGCATAAAATCATAACCTTTAAAAATCTTTGGGTTATTATGAAATGCTTCCATCCATTCTTTGCCATTATCTACACTTACCACTGCGTACTTGTCGTTATTACGAATTGCAGATTTTGCGTGTTCATATAAACTATCTCGGCGGAAATGTCGCATACTTCCCTTTACCATTTTCTCAAGATGTCGGTCATCGGCAAACAAATCGTAAATGGAATATCCTGTGTCTTTCTCTGTATAGTTAATTCGTGTCTTCATCATATTACTAAACCATTGGTCTGCTTCACCACCAAGTCGTGATTTGTTTATAATAACATCATTGTCTACATCAGAAAGTTCATCGGTGAATGTAAACTCGTGAATAGGAAACTCTGCCATCTTATTGAATTGCTCAACGAGTGCTTGTTCGTCTTTACCGATGCGGGGTGGGTTTCCGTACAAGTCCCAAGATTCTTTTACTGTCTTTCGCATCTTGATTACCCATTCACGAAATTCGTCTGGGGTCATATTAGCAAGGTCTTGGTAATAGCAATTCATTTCTGAATTGATTACATAATTGTTTCGTTCATAAAATTGTTGTGTTTCAGTTTTCATAATATTATGTTGCACTTATAATCCTTGAGAAATTGTTTTTCTTTTCAAAGTGAATATGATTCTTAAATCTATCCATTAACTGGTCTGCTTTATGTGTAATAACAAATACATTTGCTCTCTCACCGAATGTGTTTAGAATCTTTAGAAACTCCTCTGTTCCGCCTATATCTAAACTAGAATCAAATACTTCATCCAATATTAGTAGATTACAATTAACGCTGTTCTTTTGTCTTGCAATTTCACGCCACACCAAAAGCAAAGAAAGGTCAATACGCAATCGTTCGCCTTCGCTGAAATTGTAATAGGTAAAATCATCTCGATATCGACTCTTGATTGTTTCAGAGAAATCTTCATCCAGTGTAAATTGACAAAAGAAATCCATAGATGCAAGATAGTTGTTTATTAATTTGTTCATCACTGGTAAATAGTACCTGATGATTTTTGTTTTGATTCCGCCTTCTTTGATTAGAGAAGATGTATCTTCCATAACCGTTCTGGTTTCTACTAATCCTTCTTTCTTCTTATCTATCTTCTGATATTCTGCCTCTATTTCTTCTAATCGTTCTCGTTCATTGTCTAGTTCTTCACGGTCTTCCGCAATCTCCTGAATATCACTATTTAATTTTGTGATATACCGATTGCTGGCGGAAATGGATGAATTGTTGTTTGAAATCTTTTTTTCTAGTGTACTAATATCAGACAGAACAGAATTAATTTCTGTTAGTGTGTCCTCTGTTTCTGATATGGTTTCACCAATCTTATTCACCGCATCGTTAAGTTCTTCCATCTTTTCATTCTTCTTTGATACTTCAGATTCTTTGTGTTCATCTGTGATGCTTTGGTCGCAAATAGGACAGGAATCATTATCGGTATAAAATGAGATATCTTTGATGACCTTCTTGATGTTTGTTTTCAGTTGTTTCTCAAGACCTTCTGCTTTAATCAGTTTAGATGATAACGAACTTTCATCCTTCACCTTCTCTAATAGAATATCAACTTCTCTCTGCCAATTATTCACTTCACCAGTGAGTTCTTGAATCTGTTTGTTAGTAGATTGTAAATCCTCTTTGTGGCTAGAAACAGATTCTTTTGCCTTATTTTCCATTCGTTCAATGAGATTTTTGTGACTGTCAATTTGTGTAATGAGGACTGTCAATCTTGTCGAAATGAGTTGTAACTTGTCTTTGTTCTCTGACATTCTCGACTTCAACATATTCCCCATAGTAGAAAAGATATTAATGTCAAGTAAATCCTCAACAATCTTCCGTCTATCTGCATTCGATAGTTTCATAAAAGGAATATAGTTAGATGAACCCAAGATGACTACTTGACAAAATGCCTTATAAGACATCTTTAAAATTTGTTCTTCAAGAATCTGTTGATAATCTCTTACAGTTGCATTCTGTGGAACGAGATTTCCGTTCTTATAGATTTCAAATATCTTTGGTTTCTGTCCACGAATAACTTTATATACATCTTTGTTGTATGAAAACTCTACCTCAACAACGCAGTCCTTTTCATTGATGCTGTTAGTCAGTCCCTTGATGTTGATACCACGAAATGATTTACCAAACAACACAAAAGTCAATGCATCGAGCATTGTTGATTTCCCTGCACCGTTCTCACCAGATACAAGTACCGTATTATATTTGTTTAGATACACCTCTGTTGGGGTGTTACCTGTACTCAAGAAGTTCTTATACTTCACCGTTTTAAATACTAACATAATTACTTACTATTATACACTCAAACTCTCCATATACAACTCTTTTATCAAATCTTTTACTTCTTTTTTATTCTTCAATGTTTCGTTGTTGTCTATCTCCTCAAACAACAATTCTAGGGTTGATTTGGTCATATCGGCTTTCTTATCATCATCAAAGTTAAATGTATCGTCCATATTGTCCACAACATTCAAACTAAATACACCACTTTGATATAAAGTGTCGATTACTTTATCAAGGATGTATGGCTTCTCTTTGTGTGTCACATAAATTTTTACATATGCATCTTTATATTCTTTGTGGGTTCGTGATATAAACTTGTCGTATGTATTTTCTTCATCGTTGTAAACAATACTAAAGAACTTCTTTTTCTTGTTCTGAATATATTCCATCTCTCGTGTTTCGGTATCAAGAATCCAAAATCCTTTTGGTTCACCTACACAAGAAAATGTCATTTGATATGGTGTTCCAAGATAAAGAATATTACCTTTGTCCTGCTTGCAATGAAAATGTCCAGAGAGTACCTGTTCAAACTTCTTGAAGATATCTGGATTCATTCCATCTTCATACTTGATACCTCGCATCACTTCATATCCTGTAAGTTCAAGATGACCAATCAACCAATCTGTTTTAGTGTTATTGATAAACTCTAATGATTTTTCTTTATTTTCTCTGTTCACCCACGGAAGCAACGATATCTCAAACCCATCAAGGTCAATGACCGTAGGTTTCTCATATAAAATAAAATTATCGTACTTGTCTACAAATAATTCCTTCAATGAATTTAAATCGTTAGTGTTCTTATAATATGTGTCGTGATTTCCTAATATACAATGAACAGTAACTCCCATATCCTTCAATGGTTGCATAAACTTGTTACGAATAGTAGATAATGTATTAAAATTAATATACTTTCGTCTGTCTACTAAATCGCCTGCGTGTATCACAGTGTCGATGTCGTGTTTTCTTAATGTAGGGAAAAATTGTTCTTCAAAGAATTCCGAAAAGTAATCTAGAAATAATTGAGAATCGTTCCTTGCACCAAAATGAGTATCCGTTACTAAAGCCACCTTACTCATAATATATCATCCAATGTACCACCTGTGTCTTTCTTCTTCTTTGTGGTCTTCTTCTTTGTGGTCTTCTTCTTTGCGGTCTTCTTCTTGCTTCCACTCTTAAAATTTTCTATATCATTTTCCGAAACTCCAAACTTCCTATTAAGAGATAATTTCTCGTGAGGGTCGGTATCATCCCAATAAATATAGTTTTGAAAATCTTCCATTGTTTCGGCTAATTTATACTTCACATATAATTGCTTTTTTTCTTTTTGTATTCTTCGTATAAAAGCATAGTACATCATTTGTGTAAAATATGCAAAAGGATTCTTTCCTTCTTTTTTAAAATTATGAGCATAAAGAATACAGTTCTCAATAGCATCCCCAATCATATCTTCTTTAAATTCGTAGTTATTAAAATTGGGTCTTCGTGCAATTCCTGTAGCCATCTTTAAAAAACATTCACCAATATAATCTGATATTGGTGGTTTTGGGTCGCCACATTCTTCTGCTTCTGCTAGTTGGTCTTTCCATTCACATAAAGCAATATAAAATTCTTTGTTATTTACATAATGCTCTGGTGCTTGTTTTGTTCTTTTCTTTTTCTTTTTACTCACAATATTTATTTCCTTTTGTGTTATACGAAAGTATAACAGAAGAAATTAATAAATCAACAAAAATATTTAAAATTATTTTCTAAAATGACTTGACAAATTAATGGCTGTTTTATACATATAATGTCTGGATTCAACAGGGGGTATTTAATAATATATAAGAAAGGATGACAGTTTCAAGATTCTTAGGAATCTTTTTTTGTATCATCTTCCGTGTGTGGAGGCGGTTCTTTCGTGTAATCTTCGATATAAGGTGACCAATCTTCTAAGTGACAACCATAGTCATCACGAGTTTTGTCAATTGCATTTTCGTCCCATTCTTCTTCTGGTGGTTGATGTGCATTTGCAACGATGTCATTGAGGATGTTATTAACAATATCTTTAATTGACATATCAGTTATATTTTTATTTTCTGGAATAAATTCTCCATCTTCAAACATAATATTTCCAAGAAGTTCATCAATATCCTTATTATTTGGATGTGTTGGTTGTTCTGGA